ACCATCTTTGAATAATTTTTGCGTCTTAATTATTTTTCCTGACATGTCCATTTGAACATAATTCTCGCCAGAAATACTAATTATTTTCTTTCCATTATCATTTACCCAGACACTATTCTGTTGGGTAGTATCTAGCAAAGATATTGCGTCATCTAATAATGATGCGTATTCTTCTTCGGCGGACTCTATTAAGAACTGTTTAAATTTTTTTACCATTTTGTTTCGCCTTCTTCTGTTCCGGCATAAAATTTAGAAAATAATGGATTAGTTTCTTCTTTCTTAATTGTCTTAAATTCATCTATGATTTGTTCTTCACTCATGTGGAAAATATCAGATAAGATGCGAGTAACAGAGAACAATTTGCCTTGATGTTCTGCAGCAGATTGATAAATTTCCATAGCTCTCATGAATGTATCAAGCTTCATTTTTTCAATGAATTTATTCTCATTAATAAACTGAACGGAAATTGCATCTTCTCTATCATCCCATTCTGATTCATTCATAATTCCAGTACTAATAACTTCTCTCTTTAGTACTTCCTTGAATACTGATGAATAGACTTGACGTAATCTAGAAATGAACATAAAGAATTTCATATCTTCTTTTGTTGTTCTTGTCTCATCATAAGAAAAATCTTTGTCCCCGTCAGGATTAATATCAATACGATTAGAAGGGATCTTTAATGCTCTGTATAATTTCTTAGCAAAATAGATAATATCTGTTAATTCACCAAGGTTCCCTGATTCATCCAGAACGTCAACAGTTGTTCCTTTGCCGCCAGAACGATTTGCAAACCAATAATCTTCAACCATTGAAGTAATGTGCTGTTGATTTGAAACTTCGCCCGTCTCGTTATTATAGAATTTTTTGTACTTAAATTTTCCTTGGTATTCTCGCATTACCTCGGCGCCACGTTTACTTGGCAAATCACCAATATCAACATTAAAAACTCGTCTTGAAATACTTCGGCTAAATCTTAGAGGAACTAGTAAATCCTCTAATGTTCGAAGCATATTTGCCGGTTTAATCGCGTATTCTAGATAAGATAAATTGACTTTTCCATCATATAGCCCGAAGTCTTCTCGCACTAATTCTTCAATGTTATATTCTACTGTAATTTGTTTATATCGCGATGTTAAACCGCGTTCGTCAATCATGTACTTATAAGTCTTTGTTTTTGGATCAAGATAAAGCATACATGGCTCAATCATCTTTATTGCCTTGATACCAGATTTTGTACCCTTTTGATCGTATGCTATATGCAAGATGATTTGCCCGTCAATATATGAATTTTTAACCATCTGAAACAGATTTCTACGAACATTCAATAATTTAACAATTTTGTCGAATTTCTCAGAAATTGCTTCAATAATTTTCTCATTTTCGTCATTAACTACAATTTTTACAGGTATCTGATCATCGTATGTAAAAATAATTTCATTTACAATCTCGTCAAGTGCATCAGTAACATCCGGCATTAGAGCAATTTGTCTGTACTTCATGATTTTATCTTTTTGTTTAAAGACAATATCACTTAAGTCTGTAGCGCCGAATAATCCAGAATTAAATTGTTCATCGTCAAAGAATGCACCAGTATTTGGATAAACATCATTATTTGTTAGATCCAATAGAACATTCGCCGGATCTACGGATGAACTATCTTTTGCTGAAGTATCTTCTGGTTGCTTTAAAAAAGACTTCACAATTTCGTTTAATATCATTCTTTTACCTTTAGAATTATGTTTTATTTATATTTTTTGTATGCTTTAGGAAGTATAAATAATCGGAAAGAGATTAACATGAACTTTAACTTTACAGAAAATCCAGAATATCAGCTAAATACTTCATTAGTTGAGGAAATGATCCGTTTGTACGGTGTTCAAGTTAAGTTCTTAGTTACAGAAAAAATTAACAAAGATGATCTTGTTTTTGGTGATCATTCACATCTAAAATCTGATAGTTCAAAATCGTATTATATTTATATGCTTCCAGAAACAACGGAAGATTGGGATTCCGGAAATTACGGAATAACAAATTTCGGATTAGTTAATTTTGAGAATATTACATTATTTGCAGCAAAAAGTTCGTTTGATCCAAAACCAACTGATAATGTTGACGACCCACACGCAATCGTTGGAAACCTGATAGTTCTGCCGAACAACAAGGTTATGGAGATAACGAATTGCGATGCAACTGTTCCTGGTGTGAATAACCTATTTACATACAACGACGCTAAATCCGTTTATAAATTAGTATGTAAACCTTACGATTTCAAGCTTATTAACGAGCTTGATAATGTTGATGTTTCAGTAAATAATATGCCATACGAAACCTTAGACAATTACTTCACAGAACTTATCGGTGAAAAGGTCAATCAGGATGCTGGAGCAGAAACCGATCTTGTTTCAACGTCAGTTGACACGAGTACATTAATCAACACGAAGGTACAAAAACCAATCGTGGATAAAACAGAACATTCGGTTTGGGGTGAATTTGAATGACGAAAATCTGTTAAAAAATACAGATTTTAGGTTTTAAGAGATGTGCTAGAATGCCTCTAGATGCATTTCAAGCTAAAGAACTGTAATTCCGTATATAGATGACGAAAAAATGTCATCTTGTTTCTGTCAAAGCTTAGAATTTACTTTCGGATACAGTTCGTCCTCAGTTAGAACGATAAATCTGATGTTATTTAATCTAGAAAACTCTTTTGCTGCATTCCATTTTGCGAGATTTATTGCGTAAGTATTGAGAGCATTCTGATATCTCTGCATATTTTTTGAATTTGGGCGTTTTGGTGGTTCTGGAAATTTAGTTTCAACTTTTGGCTTTATTTCTACTAAAAATTTATCACCAGATGTAAACTCTAAAAATAAGTCAATATAGTATCTGTGTTCTTTATTATCAGTTGGTTTAATATACTTAATTGCAAACGGTTCAATCGACCAGAACTTCACGTGTTTATTAAAATCGGCGTATTTGAATGCAGATAGTTCTAACTTAGACTTATAGTTAATAGTTCCATTCTTATGATTAAAACTATGCATTTGTTCGTCAATGGGTTTAATAAATTTCTCTGGATTTAGAAGTTTATACCAGCCGTGATATGATTTGTTCATATTTTATTTATCTTTCTTAGAAGATTATAAATAATAGAAAAAAGGATATTTATGGCACGTATAACATCAAAGGCCGCCTTAACTGCATATATTAAGTCGCAGTTAGGGTGGCCAACAATTAATGTTGAAGTATCAGATGTTCAGATTGGACAGATTATAGATGATGCTGTTCAAAAATTTACTGAATACTCGTATGGTGTTCTAGAAGATGTTATTATTCTGGAACTTCATGGAAAAGATATTTATCAACTTCCAAATACTATAACAAATATTGTGAAGCTCTCAAAAGGAGGCGGATCAAATATTCTTAACTTCAATGTTAATTTTGGTGCTGGTTTAGTTCCTAACATTTGGTCTGAACAATTTTTTTCAGGCGCTGGGTCAATTACCGGAAATATTATTGAGAATCTAGTGTCAATATCTTCTAATAAATCTATCCTAGAAAAATACTTTGGAGATGATGTTAATTTCTCATTTCATTATCTGTCAAAGAAATTAAATGTTCTAGACGAGTACAACGGTGCAGCAGCATTGCATTATCAATATGAATATCTTGCTGATGAGAATAATGATTTCGTTTATAATCACGAATGGATCAAAGGATATTGCACATCAAAGACAAAGTTCATTTGGGGAACTATCACCGGTAAATTTGATCAGAATTTAGTCGGTGGAGCAAGAATTAACTACGCTGATATGAAGAGCGAAGCTCAAACAGAGATTGATTTTTGGAATGAACAACTTCTTTCGAAGTGGTCAGACCCAGCGCCAATAGATGTAAGTTAATTCACTATTCTGATGTTACTTCAACAGAAGCGCTATCCTCTGTAAGAATTACATTAGTAAGATCTGTCTTTTCGACCTTTTCTGTTTTATCTTTTCTTTTACCCTTTTCCTTGACCTCTTTGACTTCCTTGACCTCTTTGACTTCCTTGACCTCTTTGAGTTCTTGAACAACCCCGAGATCAATCATTCGTCGAGTGGCGTTTGGTACTTCTTCACCTGGCTGAAAAGTACGATTTTGAAAAATAAGTTCTTGTGTTGCGATAAACATTTTTATTCCTTTTTTGATTGAAGTTTTGTTAATAAATCTAATGTA